ACACAATAGAGCTTCGCGCTTTAGATGTATCCACACCACAGTACCGAAGACCACATACAGAGTTTGGTTACTTCACCGATCGCGCAAAGTTAGTTTCAGCAGCAGCAGAACTCTCCAACCATGCATCAGGGGTTTACGTCACGGTTAACCCGGTTAACCCTGACCTGCTTGCTCGTGCGGCCAATCGGGTAAAGACCGCAGACCGTGGTGATGCTACAAAAGACCCAGATATTCCAGAGCAGAAGTGGCTGCTTATAGATATTGACCCTAAGCGCCCCACCAAGGTTTCTGCTACAGACAAGGAGAAGCAGATTGGTTTAGAGAAGATGAAGGAGGTCTACTCATACCTCCGGGGCGAGGGCTTCCCGAAACCGATTGTGGCTGATTCTGGTAACGGTATACATTTAATGTATCGAATTAAGACACCGGAAAAGACGCCCTCCTCCCTTATATCTGAATTTCTTAACGCATTAGCTTTTATGTTTGACTCACATCAGGTCAACGTAGATTCCAAGGTATACAACCCTGCTCGGATTTGGAAACTATATGGCACCGTGGCCAGGAAGGGTGACCACACCCCGGAGCGTCCGCATCGATTAGCGCGTCTTCTGGTGGCCCCTGATGAGATCGGTCGAGTATCAGTCACCCAGATTAAGCGAGTGGTGTCCAGATGCCCTAGTCAGCCCTCTGGGGACGTTGACCCGGCTCTTTCAGGTGACCGTTCTCGTCTCGACACTTGGATTCACGCCAACGAGTTAGATGTGGTGGGTCCGATTCCGTGGAAAGACACGGGTCGGAAGTGGGTATTTGCCACCTGTCCTTGGGATCACAACCACACAGACAGAAGTGCATACATCGTGCAGTTTAACAACGGCTCTGTTGTTGCTGGGTGCCATCATTCTGATTGTGAGGGTCGCAGGAATGGGTGGGAATCTCTCCAGGGCCTGTACACGCCCCTAAGCGCTCGTCGAAACACCCGGACCCCGGTGGGTCGGGATCAAATGTTGGCCTCTACCTCCGAGCGACCTGCGTTATCTGACTTGGGCAATGCCAAGCGTTTGGTGAACGCCTTTGGTCATATTATTCGTTACATCCCAACGTGGGGCCAGTGGATTGTTTACAACGGGATTCGCTGGAAGATTGACGATGATGGTGCCATATCCAGGTTGGCTGCACTTTCGGTGGCGGGAGTTTTTGAAGAAGCAGCAGCAGAGGAAGAAGAGGCTGTGGCCCAGCGTTTATATAAACATGCCCTGAAGTCTGAATCAGCGACAGCGTTACGGAATATGGTAAATCTAGCTATGTCTGAAGCTGGGATTTCTATTTCCGAGAAGAGGCTGGATAACAATCCATGGTTGTTAAACTGTTTGAACGGAACGGTCAACCTTTTAACTGGAGATATTAAGCCACATGATCGAAACGATCTGCTGACAAAGCTGACATCCCTTGAATATGATAAAGATGCCACATGTCCAACGTGGCAGAAGTTTTTATACCGGGTCATGGGGGGCAACGCGAATCTGGTTGGCTTTCTACAGAGGTACGCGGGCTATACTTGCACTGGTGATGTTTCAGAGCAGGTTTTGGTTCTGATGCATGGTACAGGATCTAACGGTAAGTCTACTTTCTTAAAAGTGTTACAGCAGTTATTCGGGGATTATGGGCGGCAGGCGAACATGGAATTACTTATGTCCATGAAGAACAGTACGTCACACCCTACCGGTATGGCTCGTCTTGTCGGCGCTCGTTTCGTTGCCTCTTCGGAAGTAGAAAGGGGAGCACCCTTCGCTGAGGCGCTGGTTAAACAGATGACGGGTGGCGATACGATCACAGCCAGGTTTATGCGTAAAGATTTCTTTGAGTTTGAACCAACCCATAAACTTTGGATAGCAGCAAACCACAGGCCCATCATCAAAGGCAACGACATTGCTATTTGGCGTCGGATACTTCTTGTTCCCTTTACGGTAACGATTCCAGTTGAACAACAAGATAAACAATTATTATCGAAACTAGCAGCAGAACAAGCAGGAATTCTAAATTGGGTTCTTCAGGGTTGTTTAGCATGGCAAAAGGATGGTCTTGCTCCACCTGTTGATGTTACAGCGGCAACATCTGATTATCAGGAAGATATGGATTTGTTAAAAGACTTTTTCGACGATTGGTGTGAGACTGGAGAGGACTTTAAGATAACGGTGAAAGAATTATATGAATCCTACTTGGACTGGTGTACTGTTTATCATGAAAACAAACCGGCAGGTAAGCGTCTTTTCGGTATGATGATCTCAGAGCGCGGCTTTGAGAAAGACAGAACGGGCAAGGCAAGATATTGGCGCGGTTTGCGTTTGAGGAACAATAGAGGAAACGGTGACTCAAAAGGACAGGTGATATCAATGGACAGGTGGTCATAATGTCTGTATTCCCAACGTGTAACTATCGTAGGCACTGTACCGATCCCTTCATCCACCTAGCTATCCACTGCCCCTCCGACTATAGCGGGATTAATCCGCATAAAGATGTCTCCGTTACACGTATGGATTTGGCGCTTATTCGTTTTAGCGGTAGGAAATTCCCCTGGAAGGAGAAGGTTTCCGTGAACTCTAAGTCACAGCAGTTTTTGGTTGATTCTTGGGTGGCTAGAACGCCCATGCTTCGAGATCTCGCTGAGCAGGAGAGTCTTTTTCTGGCTCCCGATCGCTGGCCCGAAGAAGTAGAGAAACAGTTTAGCCGCTATCCTATTCCAACCCCATTTGAACTCGCAAACGTAGCGTTTTACGGGCGTGAGCTGAAAACTAAACTGAAATCACACCATGTGGTTTTCCTGCTTGCCTACGCTAGTGGCGTATCGATAGAATACATGGCGAAGTTATTTATGCTAAATGAAGCCTCTGTCATAGACTACATGAGACAGGGGGTTCGATCTTTACTAGAGTCAAAACGATTTGTTTTGTGGTGTATGCATTTAGACATAACTAAACTTAGAACACTTTCTTTATCTAAGTACAATATAAATAAAGGCATATTGCATAAGCTACACTTCAGGCGTAAGGTTATCGATAATCCTTTTATGTACCCAGAAGAATTTTTCTCTTTCATCACCGAATCACCGAATGTGCTAACATTGTGCCGAAGCGGTGTAATAAGGAAAAAAACACTTCGGGTTAATCCTCCCTTTCGTATTGGTCACAAATTATTGCAGGATAGTCATGACGAAAAAATCAACAAAGATGGGGCGACCCTCTCTCCCTAAAGATGATGCGGCAGAATACAGTAATTGGTTACGCTTAGTTGATGCTGATAAGCGTGCGCTTCTGCATAAGTATTTTACTGATCAACAATTGCGCGAATACGATGATGTTTTAGATTTTTGTAAATCAATCTTGGGTTCGTTAGTTGCTGGTGACCTTACTCCCGCTATTGCACGCGAATCACGTCTACTTCTTGAGCTTATGTTCACAGTAGTTGCAGCAAAAAACACAGCATCAGGGACACCCGAAGATGCTTACACTGATATTGTTGCTGCGCTTGTTTCAGTAAAAAGGTCAGCTCCAAGGATCCAGGCTTCTTACACAGTAGAGTCGGCTACCCCTGATTATATTGAGGTTCCGGCTAAGATCTTGGTCGGCGAGGGATGAACGACGCAACCGATGCTTTAGCTGCTTTGTCTGACCCAGCGGTCAGTCTTTTAGCTTACGGTAGCGTACACGATCAGGCGACAGGCGACACTGTACGGTTTGATCCCTATAGGATCACACACAATCTACAGTCTACTTTAATATCTTACTATTCAGACCCACCTGTATCTGAAATAGGTCAAAACAAATGGTTGTGTCTCCTTGGGTATCGGCAGGGGGGTAAATCATTAACAGCAGAGCTGGCTGCGTATGTAAAGACAGCCTATAATGTTGGTTGGGACCATGTGTGTATCGCGGACACTCGTGCGCGTGCGGAGTATCTACATCAGCGCGTACACTTCTGCCACAGTCATTGGAATGAGGCTATTCGTTCTAGGACCGTACCCAATAGAGAGGTGCGTCAGATGACATTCGACAGCAAAACGGGCGGTAAGATGCGCGTTATGTCGGGTGAGTCTGGTGCTGTTGGTATTGGTCAGTCCCCGGATTCGTTCCACGGTTCCGAGCTTCCATACTGGGCTGACGCTGGCCAGCAGTTTACTCTTATTTATCCTTCGATGATTAACAGAGATCATTCACTAATGGTTTTAGAGTCTACCCCGGCCCCTCTTGATGCTCCATCAGCCGAGTGGTGGCACGATCAGTGCCGGGAAGCAAAACGAGGGCTAAGTCGATGGGTTTACGCATTCTTCCCGTTTTGGGATGGTAAGTTAAACCGTAGACCTTGGCCTAAAGGGGCCAAGTTAGACGCAGATGAGATTGATCTCCTCCATCGGTTCAGCAACAAAGGATTAGCTAAAGAAAACCTCGCTTTTCGGCGGTTAATGCTTGAAGTAGACCCTGAAATCCGGCGTAATCCAGATTTATTCAATGTCTACTATCCAATAGACGACATTTCATGTTGGTTCTCATCTGTTAATGCGGTAATACATCCCAGCTTATTAAAGAGACATAAAGCTAAAGTCCTATCTCCTTGGATCCCCTCATATATGGAATATGAACAGCCGGAACCAGGGGCTAAATATGTAATTGGCGTTGACCCGGCTGGGTATGCTGCCCGTGACCATGCTTCTTTTCAAGTATTAAAAGTATATGACAATGAGTGGACACAGGTAGCGTGTTTTGCTGATCATACTGATCCCGTCCCTTTTTCGCGTAAAATTCTGGAGGTTGGCCGCAAATATAATAATGCAACCGTTGCCGTAGAATCGAACGGAGTCGGGGCGGCGGTCATCGCCCTGTTGCAAGAGATGGAATGTAGAAATTTATTCTACGAAAAAGCGTATCGCCCCGGTATAGCTGCTACGTCTAAATCTGTAGATCAAATGCTCTCGTGGCTGCAAGAAGCCCTTAAAGATGAATTGGTTTTGAACGATTCTGATACAGTTGATCAATTAATTGGATACAAGCACGACAAACGAGTAGAGAGAGGCGCATCACATGAGATTCTTTATGGGTCTGGCCCAGGTAAACGAAGAAGAGACAGACATCACTGGGATAAAATTTCTGCCTTACAGATGGCTATAACTGCGGCTAGGCGTGAGCCAACTAGGTATAAACCGACAAAAGACGACTCTATGGAGAATGTTGTATTATTTAAAGATATGACCTATAACGAACTACAGAAATTCCGTTCAGAAGAATCATCACGAAAAAACTCAACCAAGCGGAAGCGCGTGAGATATACACGCCGGAGGAAATAATGCCCACAGCACAAGAAATAAGAGAAGCCGCTGCTGACAAAGCACTTAAAGATTCGGGCCTCCAGTCAATGATGCGGCAGTGGACTCCTGCGGAGGAGGCCAAACATAAAGGTGCACTCGATCGCCAACAGAAAAAGGCGTCTACATCCAATAAGTCTACTGCCCGGAGCCTTACCGAGGAAGAAAAGAAAAAGTTGGCTGCGGATAAGAAAAAAAGTGATTCAAAAAGGTTAGCACGGTAACTTTTCATTCTAAATAGGAGAAACTAATGCCTGATGCAAGACAATTAAGAGAGGCCGCAGCGAGTGCTGCTTTAGCTGGTGCAGCAGTAAACCCGCTATCTACTGAAGTTGTTGGTCCCGGCCCTGAAGGCGCTCCGAGTGGCGATGTTTGGGAACAAGAGGGCTTTCGTTTTGAGCTTATTGATTCTCCCGAGGGTCAGTTAATCCGAATGACGCCATTAGGGGTTGAGGGTGCGGAAACAATTACAATTACAGACCCAGAGGAAATAGCCTTTATCTTATCCAAACGGGAGGGGGGTGCAGATGCCGTTGGACCAGAGCAAATCCAAGAAGTCGCGCAAGAACCAGAACAAATCGTTGAGTGATAAAATCAGTCTATTAGTCAAAGAAGGCTATAAGCAAAAACAGGCGGTAGCTATCGCTCACAGCATGTTGGACAAAAAAGGTAAGTAAATGGCTCTAACTGGACGACAACTTCAATCTATAATTAAAATCCATCGCACAAAAACACGCAATGAGCGTACTAAGTGGGATCGTTGGCGTTCGTGGTACTTGTCAGAATACTGGAGTTCGGATTCAGATTTCCCTTCCGGTTCCGAGGATTTATATACCAGAGAAGAACAGATAAATATAGAGACAAACTATCCTTACGCCTACATCGATACGATGATTGCTAATATCTGTCCTACCAACCCACAGGTTACTGTGATGGCTCGACAAGATGAGTTACGCGAATCAGCACGGTTCCGTGAGGCGTTAA